GCTTATATACCACAGGGGCGGATCGCTGGTCTATCCAAGCTCGCACGTACGGTTAGGACTTGTGCTAGGGGTATCTGGGCGCAGGAGAACCTAACTATGCAGATAGCCGACGAGTTAGAGATGCGGCTAGAGCCAAGGGGAGTAGCAGTAGTGCTTGAGGCGGAACACACCTGCATGGCTATTCGAGGTGTCAAAGCTGATGGCAGCAAGACAACTACGAGTGCCTTGAAGGGGGTATTCCGTGACAACACCAACAACGCGAGGGCAGAGTTTCTCGGCCTCATCCGCTAGGGCAATAGTGGACTTCATCAAGGAGATGCAGGAAGACAGCCAACGCTGGTTCCCTGGGCACGGACTTGATCTTACTGTCCTGTGTCTTGGTCTGGCTGGTGAGGCGGGCGAAGTCGCCGACCTGATGAAGAAGTTCCTACGCGGATCGAAGTCTTGGGATGAAGTACAACCGAAGATGGAGGTCGAGATCATCGACGTGTTCCATTACTGGTGCCTTCTAGTAGGTGCACTGAACATCGACGTAGACGCTGTCTACAGGAAGAAGAGGGAGCATAACATTGCAAGATACGAGCCGTGAGCACGTTGCCATGATCGAGGAGGAGTTCATCCAACTCGTCGTGCAGCGTGGCAAAGCTGGTGCCGAGGAGTACGGCGAGTTCGCCTACATGAAGAACAACACCCTCGACATGATGTTCGAGGAGCTCGCCGATATAGTCAACTACTGTCGATTCACGTACATCAAGCTGCGACTGTTCAAGGAGGTGGTAGACAATGCTCTTAGCGCCCATAGTACCCGTACCGATGTTGGAGGAGATCACAGCTGACAGGTACCATATGGTTCTGCAGCCACTCTGCGACATCGACGAGTACTGGGACTTCTACCAGAAGGTGGGTGGTTTCAAGATCCTCGACAACGGTGCTGCTGAAGGGGCCAAGCAAGACCCAGAGCGACTTCTTAAGCTCGCCTTCCAGTTGAGGGCAGACGAAGTCATTGCGCCAGATCACTACGGCGACTGTGACCGTACGATGCACCTACTCAAGCGCTTCATTCCAGTAGCAGAGAACTACCACGTGATGGCAGTACTGCAATGTCGAACCTGGCCGGAGTTCGACCAGATCTTCCACCTCGCGTGGGACCTAGGTGCATCGTCGTTTGGACTGCCACGAGTCATGTGCTCGGCTTTAGGGCCTGCAGCAAGGCTCGCGGCAGCCGAGATCATTCGGCGAGAATCAGACTTGCCTATCCATGCACTTGGAAGTACGCAGCGCCTAGTAGAGGTCAAGGATCTAGCGCGTCAGGGTATCGTGCGCGGAATCGATTCGTCTGCCCCTGTGGCCTTAGGTTTGAACGGCCTTGGGCTTCACGATTTGTACAAAGAAAGGCCGCATGACTACTTCAAGCGAGAGCCAAACCTCCTTGCCCGTGTCAACCTCAGAGAGTTCCGAACCTGGTGTGAAGCGACGGCACCCTCTGGCGAAGTGTGAAAACTGTAGCCTGAACAACAACCGCAGCATATTTGTACCGTCACAGCAACCCGCATCCGGGGAGGTGAAACTTGCGATCGTGGGAGAAGCGCCAGGCGTCCAAGAAGCTAGAAGAGGCGTCCCGTTCACTGGACCTAGCGGCAAACTACTGGACACAGTACTGCGCGGCCATGGACTCCGTAGAGAGGATTGTTTCATTACCAACGCTTGTCTCTGTAGACCACGGGACAATGCTACTCCAAGTGCAAGAGATGTGCAAGCGTGTAGCAAACGACTCCACGCAGAGGTATCAGAGGCTTGTGCAAACGGGAGTCCGATTGTTACTCTGGGAAACGTCGCGTCCGCAGCCATCTTCGACACTAAGGTTGGTATCACCACCTTCAGAGTCGGACCCCCCAAGCAGTCCCACAAATACCCCGGCATAAAGATTATACCAACTGTCCATCCTGCATACGTACTACGTATGGCAGACGCGTTTCCGACATTTGTCGACGACATAGGGAAGGTACATGCACGAATCGACGTGGGATGGGAAGCCCCTCAGTTTGCCGTCTTTGATGAAGGCCCTATCGCTTGCCGCGCACTGTCCGAGTTGCGCCAACGATCTGGCAACGTGGTGGTTGACATCGAAGTCGGGGCGGAGAAGGACGAGGTCTTCGTTCATCCAGATCAGTATCAGTTGTTGTGCGTTGGACTCAGTTACGCTCCTGGACGTGCGATCGTTGTTGGTGAGACCGCGTTACAAGATCCCGGAGTGCGGTACGTGTTGTCCAGTGTTCTATCAAACCCACGAGCACGAATCGTCGCCCACAATGGAAAGTTTGATCTCGCAGGGCTCCAATACATTACGCGTAAAGCCAAGCTCGGCTTTGACACCATGCTCGCCTCGTACGCAGTTGACGAACGGCAAGGAACACATGGACTCAAATACCTAGCCATGGAGCGTCTAGGCGCTCCGAACTACGCACTCGAGATACACCGGTACCTGAAGAAGAAGGGCGAAAACTTCGCACATGTACCTAGACCAGTACTATACAAGTACAACGCCTATGACACCACCGTCACCTATGCACTCATGCAGATGTATGACGATCAGCTACACCGCGCAGGCATGGTGCGTGTCCACGACATGTTGTGTCGTGCTTCCAATATGCTCATGCCAGCCGAGATCAAGGGCATCCGAGTCGACCGAAAGTACCTCCACACCCTCTCAGACGAGTTCCAAGCCAAACTCGTCGAGCTCGAAATCCTCCTCCACTCGAAGTTCAAACTCGACAATCCACGTTCGCCGCAGCAAGTCAAAGCAGCGCTCGGCAGGCTCGGCTATACCGTTTCGTCCACGAATATCGAGACGCTAACTGGCATACTGCGACTGACGCCTCCTGTACTGCAGCGGGAGTTCATTGAACTGATGATGGATCACCGGAAGCAGGCCAAGATGTACGGCACGTACGTGAAGGGTATTCTGCAGCGTCTCTACAAGGGTCGTGTGCATCCGACGTTCCTCCTTCATGGTACTACCACAGGGCGGTTAGCTTGTCGTAATCCTAACCTTCAGAACGTGCCGCGCGATTCGACGATGCGGCGCATGTTCATACCCAGTAAGGGTAGAGTCTTCGTACAGGCAGACTACAAGGGAGCTGAGCTACGTGTCATGGCGTGTGAAGCTAAGGACGAGTACCTTCGGTCGCTATTCGCTGAGGGCCGTGATATTCACAGTGAGGTGGCTACTGCCTTCTTCGGGTCTGGTTTCACGAAGGACCAACGTGTGCGCGCCAAGGCAGTCGTATTCGGTCTGTCATACGGACGAGAGGAATATTCACTGGCACAGGAGTTTCAGATACCAGTGCCCGAGGCAAGGAAATACATCGACACCTTCTTCTCCATGATACCTCGTACGGTAGCCTGGAGGGAGAAAATCACTAACCAGATTCTACACGGAGAAGACGACCTGCAGACTGCGTTCGGTAGGCATCGGCGAATCTGGTTGGTGACGAATGATAACATGAACGAGGTTGTAAAGGAGGGCCTCGCATTCATCCCACAATCAACTGCCAGTGACATCTGTCTCAATGCAGCGATCGAACTCCACGAGAAGTACCAACTGGACATTCGTCTTCTTGTGCATGACTCGATCCTCGTCGAGACCGATCAGCCAGAGGAGGTTGTACAACTGATGCACGAAGTAATGCCGCGTGTTGCGTCTGAAGTTTATTCAGACTACGTACCATTCCCAGTGGACGTAGCAGTCGGTAGCTCATGGGGGGACGTGTAATGCCGAGAGGAATGCCAGCGAAGATCGGTGACGAAACCATAGCGCAGAACGGCTATACGTGGGTTCGTACCGAGAACGGAATGCGGTACAAGCACCACTTAATAGCCGAGGAGAAGCTTGGACGGCCATTAGATCTAGAACGAGAGCAAGTGTGCTTCATCGATCGGGATCGGCATAACTTCGACCCGAGCAATATCGAGGTCCGGCCTAAAACTCCTACGTCCAAAGCCGCGAAACTTGCACGGCTGTACGCGCGTCGTGACGAAGCCCAGGCGCAAATAGACGAGCTTGAAGCCTCGTAGCCTCGCGATCTGATCGTCGCGATTCGGTCTAAATAGGGATCTAACCCGGTATATATGCGGTCTAATCGATTTAGTCCAACAAATAACAGGGTAGCTCTCAACCTCGATGGGACGCAGATTAGATCGCAAACATACTGATTGGGGAGAGACATCGAGTGGGTGTGTATGTAGTTTCATTAGACCCAGGCGGAACCACTGGCGTTTGCCTAGTGCGAGAACTAGCGTCGCCCTGGAATCTAGAAGTGACCCAGTTCACAGGTAGGCATCAGAGGGTTCTGCGTATGTTTCTGCAGGTAATGGAACCTAGCATTATCATATGCGAGTCCTTCCAGAACAGAAGCCAGGAAGCTGCCTCCCTGGCTCCGTTGGAGTATATTGGTGTTGTACGTGACTACGGTCAGGAAACCGGCACGCCCGTCGTCTGGCAATCAGCTTCCACAGGGAAGGCTTTCTGGTCCGACGACAAGCTCCTTAAGGTCGGACTCTACATCAGGGGCTTGCGACATGCACGAGATGCGATCAGACACTACGCCTACTGGCAGTCGTTCAAGCAGGGTGACAAGTCGCGGTTGAACCTGCTCAACTCAAAAACCCCACAACCATCAACGGTAAAGCCGTTGCCACCAGCACCATCCCTATTAGGATGAACCACCTCTTAACCCTACACGCAAGCCAGGAAGTTGATGGTGGTATTCTTCTCCTTGACGCTGATGGGCTCGAGTGTGTAGCCTGAGGGGCAAGTAGGACCAGGTGACCCTTGCGGTCCTGTTGCTCCTGGTGCTCCTCTTGGGCCTGCTGGTCCTTGGGCTCCTTCTGGTCCTGGGGCTCCTGGCGGTCCTTGTGGTCCTGTTTCCCCTTTGGTTCCTGCTGAACCTGCCGCGCCTGTTGCGCCGGTTGCACCAGTGGATCCAGTTGCGCCGGTGGATCCGTTAGCCCCTTGTGCCCCGTTAGCACCTGTTCCCTCTTCCACGCTCGTTCCGTTTGTCCCCTGCGGTCCTATTGGGCCAATCGGGCCAATAGGTCCTTGAGCTCCTGTATCGCCCTTAGGCCCTTGAGGACCCTGCGGTCCGACTATAGTCGTGGGCACTGGAGGGGCAGCCTCTGTTGACTGGTCGGAAAGCAAAAGTAAGGCGCAGGTTATAAGCAGCGTACCTCCCATGATTAGGAGTACGACACCGCTACTGAAGACCCTCCGTATCATCCCCATTGGCCTCGATGCCGTGTTGCACTAGCCTGAGTCTTAACCGATACAGCTCCTTTTCCGCCTCTATACGTTCCTTACGCTCCTGGCCGAGCATGTCTTCCACACCATCAAGCTCGGACTTCGCTGCCTTCCGCTCTTTGCTTCTGACTGCTCGAACAGCTAGAAAGATCCCGCCGGCAGCAGTAATGACCCCGGCGATGCCTGTGATCAGGGCGGCGAGGTCAAGACCCGACACACGTTAGGTGACGGGCGCCGTCCAAGTAGCTGCCCATGTCTCAGGGCCAACTATTCCGTCGTAGCCCAGTCCCTTTTCTTGCTGGAACTGGTAGCACACCCGCTCACTCTGGCTGCCGTACTTGTCATCTACGTCGATGGTCCAGCCTCTGTTACGCATCTGCTGTTGCCACGTAGCCGTACCATGACCGGCTGTGTAGTTGCGTAGCAGCGTACCTGGGAAGGGTGGATAAGCACCCCCTGTGGAAGGAGGAGGCGTTGTGGGCGCGCCCGGTTGTCCGCCAGCCATTGCGATGACCTCGTCTATGGGGAAGCCCACACCGCAATCAGTATGCCCACCGCCCCAGCTACCAAGATCAACATGCTGACAAACACCAACACCAGAACCTTGAGCCTGAGCGGCAGAGAGGCGAACCAACGGTATTCCGAACGCATGTGACTCCTCCGCTAGCCACGCTGCTGCATTGGACAACATGTTCGGGTGCCTATGCCACTCGGCAGAGTCCCACTTGGCGAAGGCACAGAGCTCGGCCTGCACCGCTACTGGGTTGGCGTTGGATGCCGTCCACGCCTTGCCATCTCGACGTACATACTCCCCCACTGTTCCCGCAGTGTCGTCGATGCCCACGTGAGAGCTGACTTGCGAAGACGGATTCGCGAAGTACGAACCCAGTGATTGGTAGGTGGTAGCACCCTCGGCAGTGTGGAGGACGATGAGGCGAACACGCGCGCCTCCTCTCGAACTGTAGTTAGGACTCGGTATCGCCACCCTCTTCAGGGCCATGATCTCTCTCCCTTCCTTCATCATCGGCCTCGGCGGGCCACTCGACTTCCGCTTCTGACGACCCTTCCTGGTGGATCTGCGTCCCACTAGGCATCTGGACGTCAGTCGTACCCGTGAACTCGCGCTCGAGCTCCACGCCTTCCTGCTCGCTGCTACTGGGCGTATCGGACATTGTTCCTCCTTATAGGTTCTTTGCTACCTGCTCCAATGTGGTCTCTAGATTCTTGACCGTCGTCAGTAAGTTCCCTGGTGTCGGTCCAACTGTCACAACGATGTGCTCTTCGTTACCTTCGTCACTGATGAATAGGTCAACTTCCGACACACGGCTCACGTAGTTGTCATTCAGTCGACCATGCCTCACATACACCGTGACGATATCGCCGAGCCATACCAAGCTTGGGTTCCAGAAGCCGCTCTTCAAGGTTAGTGCGTACGTCGGCAACAAGATGCCTCTTTGGAGTAAGTCCCCAAGGGCAGCGCCATTCAATGTAGCGGCATCGGTTATGTTGGTGTTACTATCGGCGTACTCCCATCGTCCCGCGGCACCAAAGCTGCCACCGTAGATGTTCTGTGACTGTATGTCCACTATATCCGGACTCAGCGAACTTGCACCCGAATAGAAGATGACATTGGCGTACTGCGTTGTGTCGATGGTACGCTGTGCATTAGTAACGTTGTCACCGAGTCTAAGCACCATGCCAATGTTTTGGCCACGCCCTTGTGCCGTGTAGATGTTCAACGGCGGCAACGGCCAAGTCTGGAACGTCATGTTCGGGTTGATGTCCCAGTCGAAACCTTGGTTCAGCGTTGCAATGCTGTCAATCGCGTCACCGATTAGTGAGCCTGCCACGAACGCTTGGGTACGATTTACGGACGCCGGTGTAGTACCCCGTGTGATGTTCCAGTTGCCTCCTGCCAACGCTTGTGTCGCTACGATGAGGTTCCACGCAATGGTACTCTGGTCAACGGTCGTATACGAAGGGTTCGTTTCGATTAGACGATAGTCCAGCATCCCTTTGTAGGACACGGCATTGAAGTTGACCGTGTGAGCATTAGGATCAGTGCCACCAGGTATCCCGCCAGGTGCCCCTATGGTGTCCTGACTGGAGATGAAACGGCCGCGAAAAAGTGGAGTTGCCCAACCGTCACGATACACGAGCAGGTCAGTCATCAACTCCTGGATCATCAGCGCCTGCGGATCCCGTGCATTCATCGTAAACGTTACAGAGTGCGGAGCCTCCTTCAAGTACCAGTTAACGGTGCGTGAAGTTGCGTTCGTGATCTCGCCGATCGCATTGCCCGCTGTATCGGTAACGATGAAGTGCCAAGCCACCTGCTAACTACTCGGTCCTTCGTAGGCGATGTCGAGGAAGTTGAAGCCGGCCTGGTTCACATTCAGTGATCCGGCAGCGCTGAAGTTGATAGCGGTAATAAACTGCTGTCCAGCGGGATAGCGACGTTTGATAGAGAAACTACCAGCAGGAGTGAAACCTGTTAGGTTAGGCAAGACGTGCACGATTAACCAGTTGCCTGTGGGCGCACCCGATCCTGGACTGAGACCAAGTTGTACCGAAGGAGTAGAAGCAGTAGTGACACCCATACCTATGCGGTAGATCCCAGCTAAGGGCAGCGTGGCTACGCCACTAGAACTGTTGTAGAGGCCGAAGTCGTCGTAGTCTCTAGTGTCCATCCCGATGGCGCTCTGGCCTGCACCCAAGCTGGCGGCGGCAGCACGATGGTAAGAGCAAGTCAAGAAATCTCGAGCACGCTTCCACTGCCCTCCGGCGACGCCGCCCTTGGCCACCCACACCTCGCCGTCAGAGGTGGTGTAGCTCTGGAACGGGTCGGTGGGGCCGAGCTGGGGTGGCAGGCCGGTGGAGATGATGGCGATGGGGCCACCAACACCGGCCTGGCCTCCTACGCCAAGCCAGCGACAGGTCATATAGGTTCCGTTGCCAGCCTGGGTGAGTGCCAATGCAGCGCTGCCGTTCCCGGCCAGCTGGAAGGAGGTCCCGGCTGGTAGCACCCGTTCGTCGCTGGCCTGCATCTGGAGGGTTCCCGCGGCCGAAGCGAAGCAGGTTCCTGACCCCATGATGGAGGCGCTACCACCAGAGGGTGTTTGCTGTACCTGACCGCTGACCCAC